TATGTGACCTGTGTGGTTTAGGGTGCTGTATTTCCATTGAATTCCGCAACTTGATAAGGTTACTATAAAGAGTAATACTATTAATTTTTTCATATACTATAGTTTTAGGGTTGTAGGGTAGCTATTATAAATAGGTTCAACAACTGGATGTTCTAAACTATATAGCTTATATATCATTTTAAATAATTCAAAATTTCCGTCGATATCATCTATATTAAGTAGTTTCCAACCTTTACCTTGTATTACTTTTTTCTGTTTACTTGGTCCTCTAGAATGAGCTTTTAACCACAGCACTCCTGTTCTTTCAATTTTTACTCCTTTAGATTCCTCTAACGCTTTTGCATAAGATGCTAATTGAAGATCGTAAGACTTATGAATACTGTTTGAAGTCTTAATATCTATTAACCAAACTTCTCCGTTAAGTTTACATACAATATCTGCTGTACCTGCGTACTTATGTTTATCTGACCAAACAAATTCTTCTGCTGATATTAGTTCAGGTTTATATGTAGACCAAAAGTCATGGAACTTTAATATCATTTCCCATACTAATTGAGAATATTTAGCATTACCGAAGTCGTCCATCCAAGAAACCTCTTCTCCAAGAATAAGCTTTTCACAAGCTTCATGAACTTGAGTACCTTGTTTTCCTGCTTTTCTCATTATAAGATCGGCGTTATGCCCAACATCTTTCATCCATGTTTCGAAAAATTTGTTCTTGGGCATATACTGAAGTATAGTAGTTACGGAAGGGTAATATACTCCTTCGCCTCTCTTATAAACTCTCCTGTCTAAAAAATTAATCTGCTTAAGTTGCGGATTAAAATTTAATCGTTTCTTTTCATTCTGTTCTAGAATGTTCATTCCTTGTTTTATCATAGGTTTAATTTTTGCAACATTATCTTAGAGAAATCTAATTCCGTTGCGTTTTGTACTAATTCTGTAAAAGTTTTGAATCCCATATCAGATGGGTCTTTTCCATTTAGTTCAATTAAGAAAACTCTAAATCCTGCTGCTATTAATTTTTCAGCAATCTCTAAAGCTTGTGTTTGAGCATCAGTATCTAATGCAATATAAATGTCTGTTAATTTTCCTGTGAGTAGTTTTTTCCATAGCGATTTAGATAAGCTTTTACCTAAAATAGGTATTGCGTTTCTCTTTATTGCCATAGCATCAAATGCACCTTCACAGAGTATTATAGGTGCATCCCAATTAATAAAGTTTTCAAAAAATATTACGTCTTTGGAAGCTTCCGGATTCTTGTACTTATAGAAGTTGCCGTCAAAACTTCTTCCAACAAAGTAATTGAGGTGATTGGATGCAGAATAACTCGGTATAATAACTCGTCCTCCATATTCTCCACTTGTGCAGTATCCAATACCATATTTAATAAAATCATTGTCGCTAAGTCCTCTCTCATATAAATATTTTTTTACTAGGTTAGCTATAACTGAAGTAGCAGATGCTGAATGAAGAAGTTGGTACTCCTTAGGTAGTTCTACTATAGATAGTTGCTTATAATCTATTTTAGAACCTTTCGGTAAGTACTTTAATATTTCGTTTGCTTGATCTCTAGGAGTCTTCAACTGCTTTAATAAAGAACGTATAGTACGGCCTCTAGTCTGACAGACCCAACATTCCCAAGGGTTGTGCCCTTCTTCATTGGTTGCCATGTTTATTTCCAGTTTCGGCTTTCTATGATTGCAGAAAGGACAGTGGAAAGCATGATTTTCGCGAGCTTTTTTATGAGACTTACCCAATAAGTTCTCAATAGAGCCTAATAAGAATGTATAATCCATACAGTTATTCCGTAACTATTACCTAATATATAGATAAGATACGAATAATAATTCTATATATCAACTAATTTAAGGTGATTTTTTTGATTAACCATTATGTTGGATGGTCTTATATCTAATTCATCAGGGTCTATACCTAGTTGAGCTGCTTCTCGATTAACTCTTTCAACCCATTCTTCTGGTATTTCACCTTTGAATTCTCCTAGAACCTCCATTTGTATAATTCCTAACTTTTTCTCTAAAACTTCTACATCGTAGATAAAAGCAAAGTTATTAGTCTTTACTCCTTTAAGTACAAGAGCATGTTCTAATTCTATTTCGTCTGTTGTTACTTTATATACTCGTCCATTAAGAAGAAAAGCAGAGCCATAATCTCCTGAGCCTAGATGTTTACCTCCTAGGTCTGTTATTTTATCTACTTCTTTTTCAAATCCTGGATCGTAGTAAAGTATTTCTCCTAATATGACGTGTGAGAGTCTCATACATTTTATTTAGTTAAGTTTCTAAAGTGAAACTTTATTGAAGGGTAGTAATATCTTTCGCCAGGATCTTCGTCAAAGTAATTAGAATCAGATGTTATTTCAAAATCTAATGATTTAACATAAGAAAGTATTTTATTCCAAGTACTATCTTCAAAGTCACCTCTTGTCATAAAGGTAATTTTACCGTAAGACATATCCTTTAATGGATCATTATCTTCTCTTCCTGCTGAATAATTACCCATACTCACGGATACTCTACCTAGATCGAAACGATTTTTTATGTCTCTAGCTAATTTATCTTCTTCTTGTTGGTACTCTCCGTACTCTAGTATGATATTTGATAATTTCATTTTCCTTGTCCTTTATAGGCTTTAGCATAAAATTTAGAACCTTTTGAATTGGAGTTCTTTGTTTTTGAATGTACTCCAGGTCTCTTCTTTTTTGCTTGCCCTTTATAGTTACCTATACTTAATACTCTTGCCATATTTTTACGACTAAATCACCTGTGCCTTTTATTAAGCGGTGATATGTGCCTTTGGGTATAAATAGCTTGTTATCATGTAAAGATACAGGAAGTGTGTTGTCAAATTGGAATTGCCAATTAGTTTGATTAATAGATTCTATCCAACGATCTTCTCTATCTCTATGCCAAACGAATTCATCTTCTGGAGTATTCTGAGTGAACTCCCTAATTAAATAACTTTCTTTTTTTGTCTCTATGTAAGGTCTACCAGTATCCACTAAAGTTTTTTGCTCCTCCTAATGACTTCCAGTATCGTCCTACATTACAAGCCCAGTAGCCTGGTTTTGTTTTATCTTTTTTAGTAGCACATTTATGTCTTGCTGCAAATGATGCTCTTGCTCCTTTTTCTTTTATCTTAACACTTAAACCTGTTGTTCCTCCAAATGATACTTTAACAACATTTCCTTTTTTGTTTTTAGTATATACAAAGAACTTTTTAGAGCCGCCTCTTTTAGGTTTGTTTAAAGGTACATCCTTACCTTTGTATTTAGCTTCTTTAACACCTACTTTAGCTTTATCTTTTAATACTTCAGCTTTTTGATCATCAGTACATTTTTCATAATCGCAGTTAAATTTACGATGAGCAATTAAATCTAATCTAAGTAATTCTTCTTGATTATATTTTCTATCTTCTTTTAGTGAATAAAAATTATCATCATTATCCCAATCTTCTTCATCGTCTTTAGAAACTTCATCATGTACATCTTGTACCATATCTTGATTGTTCTGTCTACGTACCTCATCCCAAGTCATATCAAATAGTTTTCGAGATGCTATTTCGTATTCATCATCTTCATCAATTTCATTTAACATAGGTAAATCTAATGGTACTTTTTGTCCATTATACTCTCCATATAATCCTATATCTGTTGTTTCTATAAGATTTGCATCTTCTACTTCAAGTTCAATTATACCGTCTCTCCAAGCATCTCTTGCTTCAGCAAATAATTGTATATAGCTTTCGCTAGAATAGCGGTAGACATTCTCATGTAAAGAGAGATTGTTATCTACATGGTACTGTAGAGATGGAAGTCCAATAATATCTTTTATTTTAATCATATTTCAAAGTCTTTTCTATAAAATTTACCAAGAACATTGTCATTAATGAATAATGAGTCGTGTTCTAGTACCTCTTTTATAAATAGGTATTTACATTCATAGTAAGTTAAAAGTTTTTTAGTTGGAACGTAGCAAAGTATTT